TCGATCAAAAGAATATGTACAACTAAAACCTTATGATCAAAAAAAAGTAAGGCTTCAGGTATATAAGCGCTTGTTAAATGCAGAAATAATTTAATGCTATACACATGAATATATTTTACCTACACAGAGACCCTGTAACCGCGGCTAGCTATATGTACAATAAACATGTAGTTAAAATGATCTTAGAGTCCGCTCAAATGCTTTGTACAGCTCACCACGTTCTTGGCAGCGGAGACAAAGTTCCTTATAAACCAGCGCATATTAACCATCCATCAACTATATGGACGCGCACAAGTAATTTACACTATGATTGGCTATATACTCATATGTTGGCTCTTGGTAATTTGTATCAAACAAAGTACGGAAGAGAGCACTTAACTATTACAAAATGCAGAGAACCTTTATTTTTAGCACCATTAAATATACCATGCGTAGGTTTTCAACAACCTCCACAATGTATGCCTGATGAATACAAAACAAAAAGTAGTATCGATGCATACTGGAACTATTATATTGGTGAAAAATATACCGTTGCACATAATTCAGAAACTATTTATACTAAAAAACCAAACACAAATGAAAAATCTATTTATAATACCAATATTGTGCTTATGCCTGTCAGCTAAAACACAGCAGGCTTGGCTATATGTAACACCTAAAAAAGATACAATATTTTTGCAACAAGATTCAAAAATTGCAGCTCAAACATTTGATATTTGGGTACAAGACACCGCTTGGAAAGGTTATGATCCTGTTATCGTACTAGCCCCAAGAGCATATATATCTTATCGTAGAAAAACTAATCCGATTATATTAAACAACAAAAAAGTATATTACTATGAGTAAAATGAGCGAGCTGTATATAAAAATGATGGAAGAATTTTATAATAAATATCCTGAAGATTTTGCAGAACATGTAGAGTATTTAAAATTAACAAACGAAGAACCAAATGAAAAAGATATTAAAAGAAATAAATGAAAAGCAAAAGGAAATAGCAACGCTTTATAAAAGTTTAAAAAAGTTGTTAAAAAATTATAGTCAAAAAGAAGTTGATAAAGTGCAGACGAAAAACGTTGTGTAATATATATATGTATGGAACTCTTTAAAAGAAAAAAGAAAAGCTGATGTACTACATAGAAATTTATGGATCTTTTAAAGATTTAATATATACGATCATGATACCAAATGAAGAATTTGGTGTTGAATATGGATTTTTTGAATATTGGGATGAAGAAACCGATGGTTACGATAATTATAACGACGGAGAACTAATATTCGAAGACGGTGAGCTATTTGATTATAACGGCGTAAGCTCATTGCCTGATTTTATAGTTAAAGAAATAGCTAAATACCGTAAGGTTAACTTATGAATAAATGCAATGTTTGTAATAAAGAAACACCTATATTATTAAAAACCAATAACATATGTTTAAAATGTTTAACAAAAAAACAAAAGAAATATTATTCTATAGCTTGGCGGTCCCTACGTTAATTGCAATCATGTTTGCAATATGCTACGCCTTTGCGTCGGTTGGCACTTGGCTTATACAAGCTGTTTAATATTAAAATATAAAATAAATGACTGAGAAAGAGCAAGATGACCTAGAAACTTTGCAAAAAATAATTGCAATATCGGGCAACCGCTATGAAGGATTTTTATCTGATAAAGATATAGATTATCTTGGTTATCTTATACTTAAGGATGAACTTAGAAAAACAAATGAAATAATAAAAGAATTTGAAAAAATAGAAAACTATGAAGGGGCTCAAGACTTACTCAAAAGCGCGAAGGCTATACAAAAAAATATAGATGAAATAAATTCTGATTATAATTTTTAAAAAAAATAAAATGAAAATATTAATATCATTAATGGTATTCGTTACCGCAACAATATATCATGCTGACCCTTACCAGTGCAATAAAGATTATCTTACTACAGCATCGATGAAAAAAATAAATGCATCAAATCCACAGGGGCACCGATGGATAGCTGTTTCACGTGATCTAGAGCCTTTAGGTTTTACATTCGGTACAGAAGTTGCAATTGAATGTTGTTGCCCTTTAGATGGCGTGTGGACGGTCCAAGATAGAATGAATAAAAGATGGACAAAACGCATAGACTTCCTTGTCAACAAAGATGTTACTACAGGTAAGTGGCACGATGTAGAAATAACCAAATTAAATTAAAAGAATGTCCGAAAAAAAAATCTTTGCAAAAGATGCAGTAGCATTAATGAGGCTAATGTTTAATTTAAACAAAGCTTCTAATGAGATACACAATGATCAGGAGTTCGGTTATAAGGTAAGAAAAATGCTTAAACAATTCAATGAACAATGAAAAAGCTTGATATATATAAATTAATTTCACGATGGATTATGCGGATAATTGTTTTACGCGATCGATCTGTTATAAATGAAAGTCGTTTATCTAAACGTTTAAATATTAAAAAACCAAAAATAAAAAGAAAAGGAAATAGTTAAATTGTAATTAAAAATGGGACATTAGCTCTTTAATGTAATATTAATAGCAGGCTATTGTCTTATATTTTTGTGCTTCATGTCAGATAGAAAAAATTTAGCTTGGTTAAATAATAAGCGCATATGTTATGTACAATATCCGAATACAGATGAGCCTACAGAAACATATACATGGGGCTGGTATTACAAATGTGGCACCTATCAATGCTATGAATTGTTTAGATCTAAAGCCAAGATCAACTCACTAAAATCTTTTAAATGGCATTTATACGTTCTTTTATATATTAATAACAGTATATCTTTTAAATTATTTAAAGAGCTAGCTTACTTTTTATCGCAAAAAGAAAATAATTTTGTTAGTATAAATATATCTGTATCTTTACTTGATAAATTAGTTAATGAAATGTATGGCCATGAGTTTAAGTTAGCACCTAAAAATAAACTTAGAAAAGTTATATTTAAAATAGGGTGTGGGCTTGAAATACATGAAAAGCTTTCTATTGTAGGACAGCTTTCTGGAAGATCAAAAAAAGTATCTGAAAAAGATATTTATGGGTGTATGCTAGATATTAATGCTGCGGACAAAAAAATAACCGTAGCATTGATAGCTAGGTTATTATGTTGTTCTACAAAAACAATAAATAGAAATTTAACTAATGAATTAAAAGAAGAAAAAAATATACTAAACAAAAATTTGTCATGAAAAATTACCATATTAAAAATTATATACGGTATAAAGATGATTTAAATAAATCAATGCCTGATGGTAAATTTTGGAATGAATACAATAGAGATGAATTAATAATAAAGTTTTTGCCTTTAGTAGAAAAAATTGCCCGTAGTTTTTCGACAGATGACAAAGCGTCAGGTATATCTAATATATGTGATATGATACAGGAAGGCAGTATAGGGTTAATAAAAGCAGTAGATAAAATAGACATTGATTTTTCTTTATCTAAAATTGAGCCAGAAAAGTCTATAAAATCTTTTTTGTCTAAAAGAGTTAAAGGGGCTATAAGAAGAGCGGTAGATATAAATCGAGGGTCAATGCGTATACCTGAACACCGAATATTAGATATGCGTAATGACGATCAGAATATGGAAAAGGTTGCTATGTTTTTTAATTCTATATTTAAAAGCATAGATGAATATAACTATAATGAAAACAATCCATATTATAATATACCTGATTTAAACAAAGAGTACCGGGTAGAAATGTTAAATACTTTATTAATTAATATTATAGATAAAAATTTAAAAGAAAAAGAAGCGTTCATATTAAAAGCTAGCTATGGATTAAAAGGCCAGAAAATGCTAGCTAATGATATAGCCAAAGAGTTGGGTATAAGTGGGAGTAGCTCGCATGTCAGAATATCCCAATTAAAAAAACAAGCAATAGATAAACTAATACATTTTGTAAATATTTCACAAATAATTGATTTTCTTTAATTTAAAACCGTTATATTTGAATAACAAATAATTATAAATACCAATAAACCATGAAAACCTTAAATGATAAGTTGGCTTATATGCAAGCTAACTTCAAATCCAAGAAGAGTAGATTCAACTCTTTTGGTAAATACAATTTCCGATCAGCTGAAGACATACTCGAAGCAATCAAACCTTATCTTATAGAGCTTAATGTTTCTGTTAGAATAGAAGAAGACTATATAGAAGGACCTGTTCCGATGTTAAAGTCAGTTGCTATATTTACTGACGGCAAGGATGCTATACACGCTACAGCAATTGTAGGTGTAGATCTTAATCAAAAAGGTATGCAAGTACCTCAACAGTTTGGCTCAGCATCTTCGTATGGTAAAAAGTATGCTCTTGGTAATCTACTTCTTATAGATGATACACAGGATTCCGATGCTACTAATACCCACGGCAAGTCCAGTGCTAAGCAAAAACTTAGTGGTGTAGCCCTTGAAAAAGCTAAAGAATATATTAAAGGCGGAGGTTCTATCGATGCCATTAAATCTAAATACGATGTTTCCTCAGCAGTAGAAAAGCAACTGCAAACGCTATGAATAAAAAGGAAATAATAAACCGGCTAAAAAACGACGAAGACTACTACGGTAGCTTTGGCAAGCAGTATTTGAGTAATTCTGATATTCAGACATTGTTATCTAATCCTCTAGCTTTACATAAAGATAGAAGTATGTCATCTGCATTTTTGGTCGGTGGATATTTCCACACAGCAATTTTAGAACCGGATAAGCTTAAAAAATATAAAATAATTAAATCAAGTAATAGAAATACTAAAATATATAAAGAAATATCTGGTGGCGAGATGTGTTTATTACAAGATGAAGTCGACAAGATTGAGTTAATGTTAGATAAAATTAACAGCAACAAGATATGTATGGACCTTATTCGCAATGCTAACGTTGAATATGAAACACCAGGTATTACCGAGTTATTTGGTAATAAATGGAAAGGTAAAGCTGATATTATAAATCATGATGATAAAGTAATAATTGATCTTAAAACAACTAACGATCTTGATTCATTTAGATTTTCAGCTAAAAAATATAACTATGACTCACAAGCATACATATACAGCCATTTATTTGGTTATGAGTTTATGTTTATTGTTGTAGATAAAAACACACATCAAATTGGTTTATTCGATTGTTCAACCGAGTTCTTAGAGCGAGGTCAATACAAAGTAGAAAAAGCCAGTGAAGTGTATGACTTGTTTTACAAGTCGGAGGACTTCGATCCAAATCAATATTTTATTAATCAAACTTTATAAAAAATGGCAGGAATAATTCAAGCAAGTATTAATCTATCAAGTATCCCAAAGGATAAAATCATCGATGGTAAAAAGGGTAAGTATTTACCAATCACCATTACGATAAACGATGAAATTGATAACTTCGGTAACCAGGGCCCAATCGTTGTGTCGCAATCAAAAGAAGAGCGTGAAGCAAAAGAGGGTAAAACATACCTTGGTAATGTTAAGGTTGTGTGGACTAATGGAGAGTTTCCATCACCACCACCTCGTGATGGTCAGTCTCAGGCTCCACAATCTAAAAAGCAAGTTGTAGAAGAAAACGATTTACCATTTTAAGTAATGGCCGTTAAGTACGACGAGATAAACGGATTTGAGATTGATAATTTCAATCAATACAACCTAGTTACTGGGAAAACACAGGGGATTTGTCCTCTGTGCTCCCATACTAGACAGACCAAAAACCAAAAAACACATTGTGCATCATACGATTGGGATCGTGGTCTTGGAACGTGTCACCATTGCAGTTCAACGTTTCAGCTCCACACCTTTAAAAGAAAAGGCATGTCAGACAAAGAATACATTAAACCACCAGAAAAGAAAATAATAGAGGTATCAACCAAGATTGAAGAATGGTTTGCTGATCGCGGCATTAGTAAAAAAACCCTCAATGACCTAAGAGTTACTGAGGGTTTTGAGTACATGCCCCAAACAGGCAAAGAAGAGAACACGATACAGTTTAATTACTTTATTGGAGATGAGTTAATTAACGTAAAGTATAGAGATGGTAGAAAAAACTTCAAGCTTTATAAAGGTGCTGAGAAAATATTTTACAACATTGATTCGATTGCGAACTCGGATACGTGTGTTATTGTTGAAGGAGAGATGGACGCTCTCAGTCTTCATGAAGCCGGTATTACTAACGTTGTATCTGTACCTAACGGCGCTACTTTATCTAGTAATAATCTTGATTACCTCGATAACTGTATTGACTACTTTGAGGACAAAAAGAAAGTAATCCTCGCGGTTGATCAGGACGAGGCTGGTAACGCTCTGAAACAAGAGTTTATCCGTCGCCTTGGCGCTGAAGTATGTCACCTTGTAGACTTTGTAGACTGTAAGGACGCAAATGAGTACCTACTGAAGCACGGGTCAGAAGATCTTTACAAAACAATAAACGACAACAAGCCTGTTCCTCTTGAGAACGTATCAACGTTGGCCGATGTAGAGGATGAGCTTCTAGACTTTGTAAACAATGGGTTTAAGCCTGGTTATCAAATTGGTCTAGAAAACTTTGACAACATATTTAGCACGTACACAGGTCAGTTCATTACGGTAACCGGCATACCAAGCTCAGGTAAGTCTGACTTTGTAGACCAGATGTGTGTGGGTTACAATGATAACTACGGATGGAAAACGGCTTTTGCCTCTCCTGAAAACCAACCTACGTACCTACACGCGCACAAACTAATGCGTAAAGTATGGGGCGATATGCCCAATAAAAGAGACGTTGGCAGCGATCAATGGAATAAAGTGCGAGATCATGTTAATGATAACTTCTTTTTTATCGACATGGACAAGTACACGCTTGAATCAGTGCTACGTAAAGGCGCAGAGCTTGTGAAGCGAAAAGGTATCAAGTGTTTGGTTATAGATCCATTTAATAAAATAAGGGACATAAACGGTAATGAGTCGGGCGATGTTAATGTGTACACACTAGAGTATCTAAGCAAAATAGAAATTTTTGCTAAAAAATATGACGTATTAGTTATTGTGGTTGCCCATCCTACCAAAATGTATAAAGGTACTGATGGTAAAATTGAAGAACCAACTATGTATAATATAAAAGGCGGTGGTGAATGGTACGATGCTAGCTACCACGGTCTTTTAGTCCACAGGGATTATGAAGCTAAAACGGTCAAAGCCAAGGTTTTAAAGGTAAAGTTTCAAAACCTTGGAGAGAACGGAGCTGAAGCTCATTTTAAGTGGGATCCAAGATCAGGATGCTTCATACCTAACGAACCTGTTGTAAACGAAAACGAATCTATGCCCTGGGAGTAAATGCCTAAATTAAAGAAGGGATCAATAATGGGTAAATATTTTCCAACAGACAAAGAGTTTGCTGCCGGTTACTGGTGTGTAAAAAATAATATACACATATCTCCGCTAAAGAAGAACTATAAGGATTCATTGTGGTATATAGAAATAATAATAAATGGTAAAAAAAATAGAAGCCCTGAAGCATTTGGGCCAGTTGTTGTTTGGCAAAAGCTTTACGAGTATGCCCTTTATTACTACAATAAATACAAAAACAAAGACAAATGAAAAGTAAATACTCAAAGTACGAACAAGAGGTTAGGTTAATCAGGGAGGACACCGGTTATGGCTCAGACACAATAGCCCAGACCATAAGCTCCAAGTATCCTGAAGATGAGATTAATGTTTACACCTTTGCAAGGCACATCAGAAAAAAGGGTTGGATAAGACCGTCTATAGTGGACGAGTCTATGCATAGAAATAACCTAAACCCTAGTGATAACTGGAAGTTGTCTTGGGTGAAGGACAAGGTTACTGGTAC